AGCGAGGTGCAGACCCAGCTCGGCCGCAAGGCGTTTGCGGCGGAAAATCCCTTCAACGTCGCGACCATCGTCACGCCCGCCGACGTCGCGGCCGTCGAAGTTCACGCCTATACCGACTTGGTGGCGCTCGGCGTCACTCAGGATGCCGCGAGCTTCGCCACGTTCCTGGTCGTGCAGCAGAACGCCACCAACCCGAGCCGCTGCGATTCCTACCTGCCACTCGAATTCGTCGCTGGGCTGCGCATCTTTGCCGCCAATGTGACGGCGTTCCTGCAATACTATTCGCCGTCCGGCGCGCCGCTGGCGGCCTTGGCAAATCCGTAAAGCTTTTTAGTACGCCCGCGCACTCGCGCCGGCAGCCGCGCGTTCACGCGCGTGAACGCGCTATCGCAACCCGCTCGCGCGCGGGCGAATTGGAGAAAGCTCCATGACTGCTGTTCCGAACCAATTCGGCGGCCGCGTCACCTTCACCTTCAACGGCTGGTCGACGCCGATCGCCGACGCCGATGTGATGCTCGATCCCGCAATCTATACGGCCGAAGTCAAGACCAATCAGGACGGCAGTCCCGCCTATATGCTCAAGCCGAAACAGCCGGGTGCCGAGTTCAAGCTCCGGATATCGGCCAATATCAATTGGAAGGGGCTGCTGCTGCAGATCGGCAACTGCACGATCCGCGAGATCGACAACAACGTCACCCACCTGTTCACCAATACGCGGCTCACCGGCACGCCCAAGCACAACTTATCCACCGGCGAGATCGACGGGCTGAAGATCGAGGGCGGCACTTATTCGACGCAATAGCGCGCGCTGGCTCTCTGCAATCGCGCGAGCGCGCACGAGGAGACAATGACCGAGAACAAGCCAGCCGGCCGGACCAAAATCATCAAGCTCGACAAGCCGATCGTCGGTCATGGCGTGGTCACGAAAGTGGTCCTGCGCGAGCCGACCTATGCCGAATATATGGAGATCGGTGACCCGTTCCTGGTCGGCGTCTCTCCGGGCTCGCAAATCCCCTTCATCATCGAAGACCAGGCCGTCATCACCAAATATTGCGAAATCCTGCTGGTCGAGCCCGACGCGCTCATCGTTCAGGACGGCGGCATGGAGCTGGCGAGAGCGGTCCGCCAGGCGGTGAAAAGTTTTTTCCGGGACGGCGACGAGGCGGGCGAGGCCTCGGGGACCTCGCCGACGAGCTCGCCTTCGGCGCCGGGCAAGACTGCAGCGCCATAAGCGCGCTGCCGATCGGACAGCTCCAGCGCTGGCACGCCCGCGCGGCGGCCTGGCATAGGCGGAAAAGATAATGGCGCCGAAAGTCCTCGAGTCGCAGCTGGTCATCAGCGGCCGCGACAAGACCGGCGCGATGTTCGACGCCGTCGGCGGCAAATTCGACAAGCTCGCGGCCGCCGGCAAACGCATGGACGGCGTCGGCCGCAATTTTCTCAACGTCGGCTCGGCGATCGACCACGCTGGTAGCAAGCTCGACATGCTGCACGGCAAGTTGCAGCGCATCGAACGGCTCTCGCAGGTCATCGGCCGGACGCTGGGCCCGCTGGTCGCCGGTGGAATGGCCGGCGCCACGGCTTATGAGGCCGCGCATGTCACCCGCGCGCTGGCAGAAAAAGCCGCGCACGCGGCAATAGCGGGCCAGCACGAGCGCGTGCGCATGGAAGCCGCCGGCATGAGGCCGGAGGAAATCGGCGAGGCCGAAAAGGCGGCCGCCGATATCTCGGCCAAAGTGCCGGCACTGTCGCAGACCACGGTGCTGCACATGCTGCGCAACGCGCGCTCGATCGTCGGCTCGTTCGAGGAGGCGAAAAAGGTCATCGAGCCGCTGGCGAAAATGCGCGTTGTCGCCATGGGCGCACATCCCGAGCGCAGCGAAGAGCTGGAAGCCGACTTCGACAAGCTCATCAAGGGCATGGAAATCAGGGGCGTTACGCAGAACCTGCCGAAGTTCACCCACTACATGGACACCATGGCGAAGGCGATTAACGTCTTCGGCGATACGCTGCGGCCCACTGATTATTACGAGATGTTCAAATATGGTCGCGGTGCCACCCAGGCATTGTCCGATCAGTTCATGCTGATGTCGGCACCGACCTTCGCCCAGGAAATGGGAGGCACCAGCGCCGGCAAGGCGCTGAGTAATTTTTATCAAACAATCGTTGGCGGAAGGATGCAGGCCAAGGCGGCAAACGAACTGCTCGATCTTGGTCTGATCGGTGACAAGTCAAAGGTCAAGATCTCCAAAGCCGGCATCGTGACGTCGGTCAAGCCGGGCGCGGTCACCGGCTGGGAACTTGCCGCCGCAGACCCCTACCGCTGGGTGAACGAGATTTTCCTGCCGGCACTGAGAAAACGCGGCATCACCGACAAGACCAAAATTCTTGCCGAGATTGCTACCGTCTTCCGCGACGCGACCGGGCAACAATTAGTTGGCATCCTTGCCACGCAACAATCCCGCATGATTAAGGATTGGGGCATGCAAATCGGCGCCCAGGGCAACGAGGCCGCCGACACGTTCATGAACAAAGACGTGCTCATAGCCTTCGTCGCCGTGACCGAGCAGCTGAAGAATTTCATGCAGGTTGCCGCCGGCCCAATGGCACTTCCGACGGCGAGCTCGCTTAAAAGGATCGCGGACAGCATCGCCTATCTGAACCAGGCCGCGCATGAGCACCCGGCGGTGCAGAAAGCCGCTTCGGCCGGACTGGCAGCGGCAATCGGTGGTGGCGTGCTCGCCACCTACGAGAGCATGGTCGGCATGGCCTATGCGTTCAAGATGCTCAGCGGAAGTACGGCTTCCTGGCTGGCGCGGATGCCGCTGCGGATGCTCGGCTCGCCGGCGCTTCCTCTGACCGTTGGTGGTTTTGGAACGATTGATTGGTTGCGCGGACAAGAAGCGCAGAATCAATCAGGCAAGCCGGTCAATCGCGAGATTCTCGCGTCTCTGCCCTGGTATCGTCAGGCAGCGATCTGGACTCAGGAAAACATATTCGGCGCCGATCCGAACCGCTTGGTGCCGGAGCTCGGGGCCTCTCCCTTTGGAGCGGGCTATTATCGCGACCAGGCGTCGCAGCTGAAGGCGCTTATCGAAGGTGCGGCACCTGGCTGGCTTTCCTCGGTCGGCGCCGAGAAACAGTGGCAAGCCGCCGCCGCCGAGACACCGAAGACCGAGCTGACCGGCAATGCCACGATGACGATCATGGTTGAGTTAGATGAAGGCCTTCATGCGGCGATCGAGCATTCGGGCGAGATCTCTGGCATCAAGGTCCGCGGTTCGACCGGCAACCGCGGCGTCTCGTGGCCCGACGTCGGCGCCGGCAACATGCTGCCGTGACCGCCCATGGTTTATGCCCGCGACTGGATCAGCACGCTGTGGCCGGCGTCCTATATGGGCGTGCCGTTCTATTTCGAGCACGACGATTCCGAAGGCGGCCGCGACGCCGAAGTGCATGAATATTTCGGCGCCGAAAGCTGGGACGTCGAAGACACCGGCATCAAGGCGCGGAAATTCTCCGGTCTCGCCTACGTGGCGAGCGACGTCGCCGACCAGCAGGCGGTCGCGCTCGAGCAGATCTTCGAGAGCAAGGGCCCGGGCACGCTGGTCGTGCCGATCATGGGCCCGGTCAGTGTTCATTGCGAAGACTTCAAGCGCACCAGCGACAAAGACAAGCTCGGCTTCATCACCTTCCATCTGAAGTTTGTCTCCGCCGGGCCGGTGACGCCGGCGGCGCCGTTCGTTTCTGTGCCGCAGCTCGGCCAGACGGTCTTCGAACAGGCCGCCGCGCTGTGGCAGGCCGGCGCGGGGATGTTTCCCGACGCGCTGGTGCTCAACAATCCGGCCGATTACATCGTCGCCGGCGCAGTCGACGAGGTCGCGAACGTGGTCGCGGCGATCGAGACGGTGCGCACTGTCAATCCGGTCGACGCCGATACCTCGGCAGCGGTCGCCGCCGCCGATGTCGCGATCGTCACCGCCGCGCCACTGCTGATCGCCTACGGCAATCCGGCGGCCGCGCCGCTGAAGACGACGCCGGCGTCATCGCTGATCAATTCGCCGAACCCGGAGGTAGCGGCGGTCGCCTCGGCCATCGTCACCCTGCTTGACAAGGCGCCGGCGATTTCGCCTTCGCTCACCGATCCGACCGCCATCCTCGCGGCGACAATCGGCGCCAATATCAGCCAGCTCGCCGATGGCCTCCAAGGCAATCCCGATGCCGGCGCCGGCGCGATGCTATCTCTCTATCAGGCGCTCGCGGCCGTCATACCGACACCGCTCGCGGTTGGTGCATCGCCGAATGCCGTTGCGGCCGCGGCGAACGCCGCCGCCATCCTGGCGTTCGCGCGGATCGCCGCGCTCGCCGCCTGGGGCGAAGCGCTCGAGCGGCAGACTTATCAAAGCCGGGCCGATGCGGTGGCCGCGCGCGCGCTGTTCGCCGAAATCGTCGGCGACGAGCTCGGCAGCTGGACCGGCGCCGCCGGCTTTCCGGTCTATGTCGCGCTGCAGGACCTGCAGGGCGCCGTGGTGCAATACCTGACGCAGCTGATGGCCAATCTGGCGCCGGTGGTGACGATCAGCTCGCCGCAATCGATGCCGGCCCTGTGGTGGGCGTGGCGGCTTTATCAGGACCCGACCCGCGCGGTCGACCTGGTGCTGCGCAACAACGTCGTGCACCCATCATTCATGCCGCTGTCGTTCGAGGCGCTGGCGCCGGGCTACGCGGCGCCGCCGAACATGCCGGTCAATTGGCCGAGTCCTTAACGCGCCGGAGCGAGCGCTGTGGCCGAAGTTATAACCGTGCTGGCGAACGGCCAGCCGTTCACGGGCACCTTCAAGAACTTCGAGGTCGACGCGGGCTATCATCATGCGGCGCATAGTTTCTCCTTCGAGGTCGCACCTTCGGCGCAGCGGCTGCAGATCTTCGCTCCCGGCACGCCGCTGCAGATCCAGTTCAACAACGACGTCGCTTTCACCGGCTATGTCGATCGGCTGCAACCGACCTTCAAGAAATTGACCATCAGCGGCCGGTCGAAATCGCAGGATTTCATCGACTGCGCCGCGATCGATCCCGGCGGCACCGGCAATTTTCAGAACCAGTCGCCGTTGGCGATCGCCCAGGCGCTGGCGCAGCCGTTCGGCGTCACGGTCGCGACCGATCAACAACTCGACGACGTCGAAAGCTATCAGCTCGTGCCCGGCGAGTCCGGATTTGCGGCCTGCGAAAAGCTGACGCGCGCGCAGGGGCTGACGCTCAGCGGCCAATACGACGGCTCGCTCAAGCTCACCAAACCGGGCAGCAAGCGCCACGCCGGCGGTCTTTATCAGGGCCAGGCGCCGCTCAAGGATTTGGAAGGCGATCTGAACTGGGCGCATCGGCATTCGCCGATCATCGTGCGCGGGCAATCCGCCTCGGGCACCGACGCCGCCGCGCTGCAGGTCGAAGCGACCGCGCAGGATGCTTCGGTTTGGGGCGGCGGCGCCGCGCCGGTGCAGAGCGCACCTTCATCGTCGGCGCCGGGTTTCACGACCGGCCGTTACCGGCCGCTGGTGCACGTCGAGGATTCCGACATCGACAGCGAAACGGCGCAATCGCTAGCCGACGCGCACAGCCAGCGCGAGGCCGGCGAGGCGCTGAAAGCGCACGCAGTGACCTACGGCTTTCGCGATTCCGGCGGCACGCTGTGGACGCCAGGCTGGCTCGTCTGGGTCGAGAGCGAGCGGATCGGTCTCTGCCAGGCGCTGCTGATCAAGAAGATCAAGTTCACGCAGAAGCGCGGGGGCGCCGGCTCCGGCAAGCACGCGTCAAAGGGCGGCTCGACCGCGCACCTCGAGCTGGTCGATCCGCGTGCCTATGGCGGCACCGCGGCAAAAGGCTCTAGCCCGCCCGGCAGCGCGTCCTCGAGCATCTGGAACGTCGGTAAGCCGCCGGTGCCATTCTCTCCTGGCTCGGTGCCCGGATGACGCGGCATTCGTCCTATCTCACCGATCGCGACGCGCTGCGCACGATGCTGCGGCGCGCCGCGGTGAGATCGATCAACGACCAAGGAAGCCAGCAGCTCGTCAATTTATCGGGGCTCGCTGGCGATCAGCCTCTCAATGTCCCGACTGTCGCACTATTCGGTTTCAGCTCGAATCCGCCCGCCGGCGGCGTCGGTCTCATCATCTGTCCAGGAGGCCGTTCCGACCGGGCAATGTTTTTCGGCGGTGAATTAACAAAATTTCGGCCGAAAAATCAGCCGGTAGGCGGCGTCACGCTCTACGACGCCTTCGGCCAGTCGGTCTCTTTCGTGCAGAATAATATTCGCATCGTCGGCACCGGCGCAGTCACCATCACAGCGCCGAGCGGATGCACCATCAACGGTAACGTCACGGTACAAGGCAACGTCGCTGCGAGCGGCGTTATCAGCGCGGCCGGGGCCTGAGAGGCCGCGATGACGGAGATATTGCAGATCCCGTTCACTGCCGGTGAAGGCATTAGTGTTTCCGCATCAACCTTATCTGTCTCAAACCCCGTCAATGCGACTGCCCCAACACAAACGATCTACACTTCTGGCTCTGGAACCTATACGCCCCCAACCGGCGTTAAGTGGCTGCGCGTCCGTATGGCGGGGGCCGGCGGCGCAGGTTCTGGCACCGGAATCCAAACCGCGCCGGGTGAAAACGGCGGGACCACGACTTTCGGATCATCGTTCTTAACCGCTAATGGCGGCGGCGGAACGGTAGTCAACGGAGCAGGCGGTCTAGGCGGTTCGTCCTCTGGCGGCGACGTCAACATAGCAGGATCACAAGGACAAGGTAGCCAAGGTGACGGTGTAAGCGGAGGCATGGGGCCGACCGGCGGTTCCTCTCCTTTAGGTATGGGCGGTGGTGGTGGCGCCAACGGGCAATCCGGTGCCGGCGGAACAGGCTACGGCGGTGGCGGCGGCGGCGGATATCAGAACGGCGCTGGCGGCGGAGCAGCCGGTGGCGGCGGCGGCTATCTGGAGAAACTCATAACGAGCCCTAGCGCATCTTACCCCTACTGGGTCGGCGTTGCCGGTGCAGCAGGAACCGCTTCTGCGGCAAACGGCGGCCCTGGTACAGGCGGCATCATCATCATCGAAGAGCATTACAACTATACGTAAGAAAAACGGACCGCCGGCCATGGAAATCCTCATTCGGGCGAACGAGGCCTGTCAGCCCGATCCGTTCCTGCTGTGGGATTCGGTCTGGAACGAGGCCGCCGCGGTCGCCGATTGGGCGCTCGCCGGCAATGCGCCACTGAATTCCGGCGGCCTTTCCGCCAGCGCCGCGCTGCGGACCGCGGTCGTGCTTTGCCTTTTCAGCGATCAGGCGATGCCGAAAAACCATCCGCTCGCGTCTTACGTCCGCGACGGCGACCCGCGCGGCTGGTGGGGCGACGGCGTCGACGTGCGCACCGATCTCGGCGAAGGGCCGCTCGGCTCGCTGCTGTGGGTGCTCTGGAATATGCCGCTGAATTTGGCGGCGCAATGGGCGGCTCCTCTTGCGGAGCAGGCGCTGGCGCCGCTGCAGACACAGGGCGCGGTGGTCGAGATCGATTGCTCGGCCGAGATCACGAGTCTCAACGGGCTGGCGCTCTCCGTCAATCTCTTCGGCGAGAAGGGCGCGCTCGTCTACAGCGGCAAGTTCAACCTGGTGTGGCAGCAGGTAGTGGCGGCCGCGGCCTGAAAATAGTCGCGCGAGCCATAAATGTTTCCAATCCCGTCGCTCTATCAATTGGTGACGCGGGCGCGCAACGCGATCCGCGCCAATCTCCCGGGCACCGACGCCTGGCTGTGGCCGAACAACGTCAACCCAACCGCCAAGGTGATCGGCGGCATGACGTCGGAGCTGTTCGGTTTCGCCGACGACATCCAGCGGCAAAAATTCGCGCTCACCGCCGACGGTCCGGACCTCGACCTGCACGGCGCCGAGATCAATCTCTCGCGCTTTCAGCCGACGCCGTCGGCCGGCAATATCTCGATCGTCGTCGCCGATTCCTACGACGTCGCCTACGGCGCCATCTTCCAGCGCAGCGACGGCGTGCGGTTCATCGCCT